AAGGACTTCTGTTGATGTTATAGCTTGAGCAGTAGCTGTAGACGATATGTGTCCGGCTAATACTTTACCAGTAGCGTTAGACGTACTAGCAACATTATTAGATTTGTACATATCAAATCCACGTAATTTACCACTTGATACTAAACCATTTCTCAATGATCCTTGACCTGCGTTGAAGTCAACGGATAGAAGTTTAGAGTCAGCAGCCGAAAGCTCTTCATAGAATGAAGGTGGTGCTAAGAACCATCTTCCTTCTTCAGGGATGCTTTGGTCGTCTAACAATCTAGCCATTCTAGCCATAAGGTCTAGAGGATCAACACCAGTTCCGTCAGAACCTAAAAGGTCTACTGAGTTTGTAGCGTGAGTCATTGTAGCATCAGCAGTTGAACTATCAGAACCGATAACGTGATCAGGTGAACTTGAAGATACACCTGAAAACATTTCTGCGATTACACCTGCATCAAAAGCATCTCTCAATGCATATGCAGCAGATGAACTTGCAACTTCTTTGAAGTTCACATGAGACATTGAAGTTTCAATATCATCAACGATGAATTTAAAAGCGTTTGCAATATCAACAGTCAGTGTTAGTTCTTGGTCTGTTAATGCTGTTTTAGTTACGTCAGCACCTCTTTCATATTGATAGACAGTGATAACGGGTTCTTTAATGATTCTTACAGTATCTCCAAAAGCGGATATTTCTCCTGCATAATCAGTATTAGTGATTGCTTCTGCAACGGAAGCCTTTCTGAAAAAGTTTAAAACCTTTTTAGAATAGACTTTCGGTAAGAAGAAGGAGTTAGTTTGACCACTTACGGAATTACCAAAGTTACCATTAGTATCAGTTGACTGCTCAAAAAATTGATCAGATTGATTAAATGCCATAATTATTCTCCTAGAATATTATTAACTTTGTTATTAAATAACCCTGCCTTCTTCTACAGCTTTATCGATTTCTTTTTCAAGTCTATCATATTCAGCCATAGGTAAAGCAGCGATTTCCTGTTGTGTCCAAATCTTCGGTTGTTTCTCATCTACTGTTGTTGTCTTAGTAGACACCATATCAGCAGCAGAACTTCTTACAGATTTGTTTTGGCTTGGTTTTACAGGAGCTAGTCCGTTTTCCAACTTAAAAAGATCGATAGCTTTACTAGCAAGAGATGCATTATTAGGATTATTATAAATCCAATCTTTTATCTCTTCAGGTTGAGACTCTGCCCATGTATGAAACTCATCACTGTTACGAATATCTTCAAAGTCTGGATGTTGTGCAATCAAATCTTTTTCAGCTTCTCGTTTTAGTATTTCTGTTTCACGCTCTTGTAAAGCATCTAGACGTTGTTGCAATGCAGCAACTTTATCTTCACTTTGCAAGTGAGCAACAGTTTCAACAACTTCATAAACATCAGGATACTCAGCTTTAAATTGTTCTAACTCTTCAGCAGTTTTTGGAGCTTGATACTCCGGTCTATTTGCTGTAGCTTCAGCTATCAATTCTTGTTCTCTTTGTTTAAACTCAGAGAGCCTTGAATCATAATGTTTTTTCAAATCATCATATCTTTTTTTGTAATTTGGTTGGCTATAAGCTTTATCTTCTTCAACAGTGTCAGCTTGTACTGGCTCTGGTTCAGATTTAGCTTGTGGCTTTTCAAAAAACAATCCTTCCGCAGTTTCTCCATGTTTCGGCATTACATCATCTGTATGCCAATCCTTTTTAAGATTGTACGGGTTAGGCGTTGGTTCTACAGATTCTTCCTGTATATTTTCAACTTCTGCCATTTTCTTTCTCCTTTTAGGGCTTGTGCTTACCTCAAGGTAGCCTATTCTAAAAACGTCTTTTTAATTAGGGGCTTGATCTAACAAGGTAGCTAAAGGTTATAAATGTGGTAGGGGTTACTGACGTAAGTAGCCTACCGGTTTTAGCTTCTGACGTAAGCAGAAGAATTACCCATCATGCGTTTTTTAATTTCGCTGTCTACTAAATCTTCTTCCTCTTGCCTAGTAGCTTGACTACCCACAGTTTCTTTCGTTACTCTGATGTCTTGCCTAGTAGGTTGAGGTTCAGACTCATAGATAGGGTCTTCCTCCATCATACCGCCATTAGCCATTTCTTGTCTTTCATCTGCTGCAGCTTCTGCATTTTTCATCATAGACATTAAATTGTCTTCTCCGATTTCTTCAGTTGCTTTAGCAGTTATGACAAATTCCCCATCCGATAACCTTGCAGGTATCGAATCGGACTTACCAGTTCCCGGACCTGTTACAGCACCAGAACCAGTAAATTCAGTTGCACTCTCGACTACTTGATCGAATATCTGACTTAGCCTGTCGTCTTTTTCGAGAGCATCTATTAAATAATTTCTATCTTCGTTAGACAATGTTTGTTCAACAACATAATCTACATAATTCTCTTCCATTTGTTCATCGGGTATCATAGGCATTTCTTCCTCTGTACCTAGCATCATTTCCATTTGAGTATTTACATCTCCACCCTCTTGAAAAACACCTCTACCTTTTAGTATATCAGCCCTAGTAACTTTACCATCTCCTGTTAAATCTGGAAACTTTCCACCTTTTTGCATTGTTGCCCTACCTGTTCTTGCTCCAAGTGGATTAGCTGCTTCAGCCAGTTCTCTTCTTCGTTCCTTAATAGCTTTATTAAAATATGAAGTATTATATTCACTGTTTGTAAATAATCTGTTACCTACACTTACTTTTTCTTTAATTTCTTCTTGAATAAATTTATCTCTATTTTTTGTAAGTGCAACATCTTCCATACTAAGCTTTGCCATTTTATCAACAAAAGCGGGTATACTATCTTCAAAAGTTTTTACCATTATATTTCTTCCTGTCTTTTTAAGGCTTCGTCAACCTTACTCTCCAACTGCTCTAGGTGTACCAGAGAATTCAACTTCCCCTGACTGCGGAACATTTCCAATTCCGATGTTGCCACCGCCAGTACCTGTAACTCCAAGTTCTTGAGGTGGTTGAGGTACTCCATCAATACCCCCCATTCCTTCTTGTTCTTGACCAGTGGGGCTAACTTCCGAGCCTGTTTCTTGTCCAACATTATTTTGCATTCCTATTATTTGTGCCATTATAGCAGCCTCTTCTGGATCGTTGAGTATTTCATCAGGATCAAGATCGAGACTGTAGGCAAGTTCACTAATTAATTTAGACATCTTAACAAATGGTGCAATAGCAGGATTCTGTGCAGTTTGTAAGAAAGTGGTTAGTCTTTGTGACCTTACTTCTTTTTGCATTAAACTATTTGTACCAGTAGCATTAACTTCTAAATCACCTACGACTCCAAGTTTACTTTCTAAAAATTGCATATTCCATTGAAAGTATGCTTCTCCTAAAGGTTTAAGTAAAAAGTCGTCTAAGTTCTTAATAACAGTTTTTATATTAAGACTTGCTGCACCTAATAACATAGACATTCCTGATGCTGTTCTAGTCATACTTTGTACTCCTGTTTGACCATGTGAGTAACTTGGTATACCTGTTTGTTCATCAGCAAGTTGTCTAAACTTATCAAACATCATCATATTTTCAGTTGATGTGTTTGGAAACTTAACTCCGTGTATTGCCTGACCGGGCATTCCGGCTTGTCTTCGGAATATTTTGCCCGGATACACTTCAAAGCTTTGTCCTCCGACTAAAGCAGATTCATCTATATCAAACACTAGAGAACCTGACAAGGCTAAATTGTCAATAGCCATTCTTGCATGACCATTCATAATTTGTTGTGAGTCATGCATATTTTCTGCTACGCCTACACCAAAAAAACTATAGGGATTTTTTTCGTAAGGAAATGCATGATAAGGTATTCTATATGGTGTAAATGGATTAACTACTGCCCTAAGTATTTTACCATTACTAACCCAAATGTTAGCTTGTAACTCATCAAGATCATCTATCTCGTCTATTAATTCTACTCCTACTTCACGTAGGTAAGCGGCATCCATAACACCCCAATACTCTAAAACTTCATATTGCGGTAATGCATATTCGTCTACATCTTCATCTCTGATTTGATCTTCGTAACTACGTTTTTCATAATTACCACCCATCATTAAACAATCACGAATCGCATCTTTATCAAAGTAAGGCATTTTGCTTAATGCTCTAAATTGACTTCTGTTTAGTCTGTGTCTATGAATTACATATTCACATTCTTCAATTGTTGTGGCTGCAGGATCAGGAAAAAAATCCCAAAGACTTACAAATTCTATTCTAGGAACTCTAACTTCTAACGGATTGTAAGTTCTATTTCCTGCTTCATCTTCATCCCAATTATGTAAAGTTTTATTAAAATTAAATGGTCCTTTAATAATTCCTGTACCTAGCATAGCTGCTTCAAATAAAGCACTACGCAACTCCGATGTTCCATTAGATTCTTCTATTTGATCATGTATTAATTTTTCCATTCGTCTTGCAGCTTTTTGTGCAGGACTTATTTCTAAATCTTGTGGTAAAGGGCTAGGTCCGGGAGTATAGTTTCCTTCTTCCTTTGCTAGTTCTTCTAAAAATCTTTCTTGAAATTTACCATCAGAAAAAGTAGCACCGGGTTTTAAAACTTTACCATCTCCTTCATAACCTACATCGAAAGGACTTTCACTTTCGTTAGGAGAAATATTTTCAGGTGTAGTTTCAATTCCGGGAACAGGATTTTGTGTATCTAAATGAGCAATTGCGTCTTCTCCCTCTGGAACTTTAGTTTCGGAAATTCCTATCGGAAATTTACCTGTACCAAAAATAACATCAATAAGTTGTCCAAAAGCTGCAAGTACTTTTGTTTTTGTTACTTTAACAAATACTCTAGATTTTTCTGATTCTCTAAACTTAATACGCTTACCATAAATTCCTCTAAAGTTTTGATAAGCAGTTATCCATCTATCTTCATGAGAGTTACGTGCATCTTCTGCTGCTTGAAACCTACTCTTTATAAGACCTGCTAAATTTAATTTTTGACTTTCTTCTAAAGATAATTCTAAGCCCTCTTCGCCTTCTACTTCTTCAAAGTATATAGCATCAGCATCCAAAAGTCCTGATGGTTGTAAAGGTTTATTATCATCTTCTCTCATATTTAATATCCAAATGTTTCATCAACTGGTTTGTAGATTGATTCTCTATGATATTGACGAAGATTATCCATAGGATTATTTATTCTTGGTCTACTCATAATAAGATAACGCAACGCATCATAAGCATGATCCGCAGCGTGTGTGTCTACATCTTCAGGATTACGCTTATCTAAAGGTATACTTTGTAATTCCTTTATTAAGTTTGGGCAAGTATTAAATATCTGTAACCTCGGTCTTCCGTTTGGTTGTACTTTTAAATATTCGTGAATCTGAATTTTACCTTGTATTCTATTTTTATCTGCTCGTCTAAGCTTGTGTCCTTGCCTAACGAGCGACTCTCCTACTGTTGGTCCGGTTGTACCAGTTCTTGCCCATGCCGCAGTATCTAATACACCAGAAACAGAAAAAGGGTCTTCCATTTCCATTTCTGTTATTATAGAGCCTAAATCCTCACCTGTCAAGCCTTTTCGATACAATTCACGATAGATAATAAGTGTTCCATCTGTTCTATCTACTGCTCCCCATATACAAGCACTTTCTGAAGCATAGCCATAGTCAATACCTTTTATACGTTCCCATGTAATAGGAATTTGAAATGGACTAACAATATGTACAGCCGGATCAAATTCTACAAATGCAGCACCTTCATTTATATCCCAATTACCTTCTAATAATTGTTTACGTTGTACAGGTGGTAAAGACATAAGCATAGTTTCATACACTCCATCTTCTGCAAGGTATGGGTTATCGCTTAGTCTAGCAGGAATAAATTTACGGGTTAGTCCATCTCCTCCTATAAAAGATTCATTAGGAGCAAATGCATCTACATATCTTTTCTTTACCCAAGATGCTCCTATACCACCGGGGTTAGCAGTACATCGTAAATACGTTTTAATTTCAGGGTCTGTTGTTCTAAGACGTGAGGCTAAATAGTTCCAACCAAATTCTGTAGGTAAGTGAGTTATTTCATCAAAACCTATCCATGAGTATGCTTGTCCTTGATATCTATATACATCTGCATCTCTTTCTAAAAAACCAAACTCTATTTTTGCTCCACTTGGAAAGTTCCACACTTTTTCAACTTCCCTAAATTTACATCCGGGAAATGCTTGTGGGTATAATTCTCTAGATTTGTCTATGAGTTCTCGTAACTCTGGCATAGACCTTCTAAGTATTAAGGCTCTGTGTGCTTTGCGATGTGCATACCTTAATGGATCAACCAACATAGCGTATGATTTACCACCACCGGCAGCACCACCATACAATACATCTTTTTCGTCTGCAGCTAAAAACTCTGTTTGTGGTCCTTGATTCGGATGAAAGACTACATTTGTTCCAGAGTCTATTTCATTTTGTAAAGCTTTTGGAAGTACAGTAAGTTCTTCTTGAGTTACTATCTTCCCCGATTTTGACGACTTTGACGATTTATTTTCGAGTTTACCGAGGACATCATTCGTCTGTCTAAGAGCTTTTCTCTTTGACTCAAGTTGCTTTTCAATCTTTTTAATTGCTTTTTGTTTTTTGGAAACTGCCCTTTTAGCTGCCTGTTTTGCTTTTTGCTCATGTGAATAAAAATATTTAGACTTACTTCCTTTAGGTCTACCTCCTTTCTTACGAGGTGTACCATCATTCTTTAGTATAAAGCTTCCCTCAGAATCTGTCAAGTAAAGATGTGGATTCTGTTCCCAATCTTTCAAGTCTTTGTTGTCGTGTTCCATACTTTTTATCTATGTGTTTCTTTAAACCTGCTGCTGTAATACCACGTTTAGTTTTAAATTCTATCCAGTCACAAGCATCTCTTAAACTTATAGATTCACTTATTATTAAGTCTTCTACAATTTGTAAAGCCTCTAGTTGTTCTGGAACAGGTTTAAGATAACCTTCTATATCACTAGGCTCATAACCAAAAGGCACTGTAGAAGTTTTTCTTTTTATATATCCTTCTTTCATCTTTGATTATGTGTCCTATGTGAGATTTTATTTTCCCAATCTTCAATAGCTTTTACAATGCTTGCTTCTGCTAAAACACTACAATGTAATTTAATAGGAGGTAGTTCTAAAGCTTTTGCTATATCTTTATCTTTTATTTGTTTAGCCTCTTCAACTGTTTTACCTTTTAGCATTTCCACAAACATAGTGCTTGAAGCTATGGCTGAACCACAACCATATGTTTTAAACTTAACATCTTCTATAATATCTCCATCAAGTTTTAGTTGTAATCTCATTACATCGCCACACGCAGGAGAACCTGTCATACCTGTAGCTACATTAGGATCATTTGGATCAAACCTACCTACTGCATGTTTTTCAGGTTCATTCAGTACGCTTTTAAATCTGTCAACAACTTGTTGTGAATATGCCATTATTTTTTAAATATTCTATCCCAATTATCTTCAAACTCTTTTCTAGACACTGTTTGTTTTCTAAGTCTAGAACCTTTACCAATACGACCACCATTCTTCTTATTTGTCATAAGAACTGGTTTTTCATTACTTCCTAACTGTGGCATACTACCATTTAACTCTGTTAGCCCAATACGCTGCTGACATTTTTCCCTTGGCAATATTTTTTCTGTGTCTAGCTTTAAAAGATTTTCTTTTCATTTTTGTTTTTCTAGACTCACCTGCTTTAGGTTTACCTGCAGTCTTTGCACCTTGTTGTCCAAAACGAATTGTTTTAACTTTGTCTCCTTCTTTTGCTACAACAATATGAGACTTCTTAGGATGATTAGGAGTACGTTTAGGTTTATTATAACCACTAACACCTGCTCTAGCAAGTCTAGGATCACGTTTACTTTTACCACCTTTTTTATATTCTATTCTCATTTTATTGATTATGTTTTCTTAACTGTTGTTGCTTGCGTAACTTAGTTAAGTACTGTTTAGTTTTAACCTTTTGGTTTTGTTGTTTCATAAGGTTAAAATGGTTCTTTAGTAATATTTTTAATATTATGTTTTATATTATTGTAAGTCTCAGGTTTAAATTTCTTTAATCCAACACCAAGAATAACTAATAATACAATTATAAAAACAAATATATCCATATTTTATTTCCTTTTTTTCTTTTTAGTTTTACGATGTAAGCCATGTTTAGCATGTTGTTTGCCTTTTGCAGTGGCTTCTCTTTTCTTTTTATTAGCAGCAGCTAACTTACGTCTGCCGGCTGCAGTTGATTTAAGTTTTCTAATCTTAGCAGCAGGAGCATAAACCTCACCAGTCTCTGAAGACTTCTTTCCACTTGGAGTTCTCCATTTTTGTTTAGTCCATTTTTTTAAAGACTTTTGAGATTTTTTAAGTGCCATTACTTATCCTTATCACTGTATAAATTATTAAAAGTTAAATCAGGGTTCATATAACTTTCATGACCTTCTGCAGAATGTAACCACTGCGAAGGTATAAAGTCTGGTGGTCCTTCACCTGTTGCCCATAATGCAGGGTTAGTAACTCTAACTCTATTATTAGGTAATGCTATTATATTTCCTTTCCAAGGACAATCTTCTGTAATATATAATACGTGAGATTGTTTATGTTGTGCAGGATCATCAGCAATACTATTATCTGTATAGTCTACAGTAAACATATATCTTGCTGTATAAAACTCACTACCTATTTTTGCAATCCAAGGTGATGAACTTGTTCTATCTAAAACAACAACTGAGTGTGTTCTAGATTCACAATCCCAAGGCTGCACCAAATGATTTTCCATTGGTTCTGCCCATTCATCCATCGGTATGTCAGCTACTAAACCTTGTATAGGCATTCTAGCCCACATAGCACCGCCATGAATATTACCTTCTTCCCAATCATCTCTATCCATTTCATTTCCTGTAAATACTACTTGGAAACTTAAAGAACGATCTGGAATTGTGTTTACTGCTATTGCTAAAGCATGTAAAAACTCTCCATGATACTTTAGATGATTATGCGTAAACTCCCTTCTTACCCAACACGGAAAATGTGGGATATTACTCATTAAATAAGACATTACTTATTTCTTTTTGCGACCACCCTTTGCCATGCTTTTCTTTTTCTTAGCTCCATTAGCACCGCCTCTAGCGTAGCTTTTTCTTCCTTTTCTTCCTCCGCCTTTACTCATGCTCTTTCTTTTTTTATGTGTTGGTGTATGTGGCATTATATTTTCCTTACGTTAGTTAATATTAAGTCTTACGACCATGTTGTTTTCTGATAGCCTCTTTACCTTTTTTAGCTATCTGAGCCTGTGTAGCTTTTCCTGCTACTTTAGCACGTTGTTCTAATACTGTCAATATCTGTATCTTACGTGCAAATGGTTTTTTAATTCGTTTTACTTTAGCTACTGTAGCCCTAGCATCTGCAGGGGTTGCAAATTTAATTGATACAGTATCCTTTGGATTCTCGTCTGTATATAATCTTCTACCACTACCCTTGGGTTTTTTACCCGTTCCTTTCTTCGGGTCTTTTTTCTTTCTAGTCATGACTGTAAATTATAAATAATTAGTAATATGAATATTGCTCCGAGTACTGGTGGTAGTGTAGGTAAGAATACCATATACCATAAAGGTTTACTAAGTAGCTTTTTATTTGTATCCTCCACCTTTTGCCTTATATTCTTTTGCAAGCATCTGTGCTTTTCTAGCACTCCATTGTCCGGGTCTACCGCCTTTACTTCCTGCTTTTATTTTTTCAAAAAGTCTTTTACGCATTCCCGGCTTAGTATAGTTACCTGCCTTGTTTACTGTGGACTTCTTTTTCTTTGTTGTTGTTTTTTTTCTTTTTGGCATTATTCCTCTTCTTCATTATGGTCTGCCATGCTATATTGTCGGCTTCCAGTTTCTTCATACTCTATATCCTGTGCTTCTACTTCAATAGGTGCTTTTTCAGGAAGTATAAAGATACCTCCGGCAGCAGTATGAGTTACATCTAATTTATCATTCTTAGTCACACCTACACGATCCAAAATAGTTTGGGCAGCCGTCAGCTTATTGCTGACTTGTGGTATAGGTGCATCACTATTCATGATGTCTACAAGCTTAAAAGCTGCTTGAGGGGCAGAACGAGCTAGTACATCCGAGGCTAATTCAATCACTTCTTGTCTAAGACTTTTTATAACTTGATGATAATTGCCTGAGTATCCTGCAAGCTCGGCTGCTTTCTTAGGATCACCTCCTGTCTGGATCAAATTGTCCAGAAAAGATTGTTGTTTCTCCGTAAGAACCTTATTCTTTTTATCTGTAGTTTGTGGAAGATAACTCATAGGCTTATTATAGGTCTAGTATACGATCTTGTCAAGAAATAAAAAAACTAAAAAGGTCTTGACAAGTATGAGATTATTCTGTACAATGATATAGTACCCCGAGGGAGGCTAGTATATATAATATATAGTGAGGGTTTCTAAACTACACAGGGATACCGCCAAGGTCCTGTCTAGTAAACATCTATTTTAGCTCAAAATGTATAAGATTTAGTACACACCACCACCACCCTACCCGTGCATCCTGCCCCCCGCTAAACAAAACTAAACAAAACTAAGCAAAGCCCCGCCAGAAACTAAAAAAGATTTGTCTAGTTTCATCTGATCCCTTGTCTAGTAAACAGAATCCCCGTTTAGTTATGTCTAGTATTTATTCCTTTAGACTAAGCAAGGACTAGACAAAGCTTTATAAAATCAAAGCGTTAGAGAGTTATTCACTAACCTCCCTTTTAATACCTTTTCAAATATAAATATTGTGGCTGTATGGCTCTCTATTTAGCTGCTAGGGCTATTCTTTTAATGGGTTCTTTTTAGTGGTGATAGCTGCCTTAAAATTATTTTTATTCTAGGTATTGCAATTTATATTTACTTCTATAAAATGCATCTCACGTATTAATGTTTAACAAATATAGGAGAAAAAAATGCAATACGTGAAATGTATAGACCTTCAAACAGAAGGACAAGCCCGCAAGTATCAGAAGGGGCAAACAGCAAAAGATAAATTTAAGAATCTTTATGTTTTGCACGGGATCGGAAAAGATGGTTCTAACGTGTGGCTACTTGTCGGAGTTTTCCAACATCAAAAAGATTGCTACAGATTCGGGGCTACTCCTAACGATCTTAGAAGGATGAGGCGATCTCTTAGAAAAGTTGAGAAATTAAAATCCAGTTTTTCAAATGAAATTAAGAAAGATATTCGAGGGCAATTTTACAACAATTTCCAACAGTCCAACGGCTACGGAAGAATCAGAGGTTAGTATAAAATCCTGAGCAAGATTTAAAACTGCTCATTTTATTTAATATAGGAGAATATAAAAATGATAACTAGAGAAGGTGAAGGGAAACTTACAGCGAAACAATACGTAAATATCGCACTGGAAAGTATGATCTCGATATGGTTAGAACAACAATCGGGATTACTAGAAACTGATGATGATTTAATGAACGATGAAAATTTAGATAATGCTTTTTTCTATACTTCTGTAGATTTACATGATCTAAAGAAAATGACATTGAGAGAACGTAAGGAAATTTTAAGAATTTATGAAAATCAAATTAGAAGGTTACTTAAAATAGTTAGCTAATATAAAATCCTGAGCAAGATTTAAAACTGCTCATATTATTCTGTATATGGAATGAACCATACTGATGAGCGTCTTAACGGACATGCGAAACAGAAAAATATAGGAGAAAAAAATGTTTGATACATTAGATCAAATAGTAGATAATTATTATTTAAATGCAGAAATGCCAAATTATGAGGAGTAACAAAGATGATTAAAATAACAAAATTACCAGATCAGACACCAGATGAAAAAATATATGGTTGTCAGATTATTGTTAAAAATTACGCTATAGATTTATACTTGCAATTTCATAATCTAAAATTTTATTTTAATTATGATAGAGATTTTAAAGATTTAGCTATTGCTTGCGGAATTTTTATGGTTGGATTTACCAATTTAAATTATGAATGGGAGTTATAAAAATGATTAAATTAAGTAAAGCGGGCAAGATGCCTTGTAGATCGTGGAGTCTTCAAGCAATAGATACTTGCCCCGCATCGATAGGCTCAGATGGTGAGTTGGTTGATGCATGTAAGGGATGTTATGCAACAACAGGAAATTATAATTTTCCAAATGTAAAAGCACCACGCATCCATAACAAAGAAGACTGGAAACGTGATGAATGGGTTGCTGATATGGTGGCTGAATTAGATAATGATCGTTATTTTAGATGGTTCGATAGTGGCGATATGTATGATCTGAGACTAGCTGAAAAGATTCTAGAAGTTTGCAAGGCTACACCTTGGACAAGGCACTGGATACCGACAAGAATGCACAAATTTAAGAAGTTTAGAACAGTTATTGAGGAACTAAACAAGCTTGATAATGTTGTTGTAAGGCTCTCAAGTGATGGTGTAAATGGTGAAATTATAGAAGGTGTGAATACATCAACTATAATTCCTTATGATGATACACCTACAGTTGCGGAGATTTGCAAGGCATACTTGAACGATGGCAAGTGCGGAACGTGTCGCAGTTGTTGGAATAAAGATGTTCCAATAGTGGCGTATGTTGCTCATGGTCAGAGGATGAAAAAAGTACTGAAAGAAAATAATTTAATTAGTGCTTTACAAGTGTCTTAAAATATGGATAATAGAATAAATCCTAAGCACGATTTAAAACTGCTTACTGTCGTTAGATGTGTATCTAACCTGAAGACGCAAAAGCAGAAACAGTATGTACAATAATATAGGAATATAAAAATGAAAAAAAGAAAAGAATATAAAATAGAAATTACATGTGCAGATGAAAAAGAAAGGAATATACTTTTTGATATTATCACGCAACATGAACTTATAAGCACTCTATATAATAATGACATAGATAATGAAAATTTTCATACTAAACATTTAGTGTTATTAAGTGAAACTTTAACTGAGAATTTATATAGTAAACTAACAGAGCGAGTGCGTTCTGGTAAAGGGTGGACTGATAAAGCATATCTAAAAAGTTAAAAAAATATCCTGAGCAAGATTTAAAACTGCTTATTTAATTTAATATAGGAGAAAAAAATGATGTTATTTAATGTATATGTTGGTGTTTCTAGAGAAGATGGTATTGTAGTTGTGCAACTAAAGGCAAAGAGCCACGATCAAGCACTAGAAAAAGTTAAAAGAATTTTTCCAAAAGCAAAAGATTACACGCTTGAGGTAAAAGTAAAAGATTATTTAGCAGAATATTATACAGAGGTATTATTATAATTAGAAAAAAACTAGGAGAAAATATGGAAAAATGCGTATGGTGTAGAACACCAGTAGAAACTGAGGGAACATACTGCGAAACTTGCAGGGATGTTATATTAGAACTAAGTGAGGAGAAAAAATATGATGATTAGCGATAACTTAGGATATTTAGATGATTATATAGCTGAATTAAATAGATGGAATGTTAGAGTTTTAAAACAGCCTGAATTAATTTTAGAAAGAGACTATAAAAAAATCTCTCAAAAAATTCATGATGATATGGAAGACTTAACAGAATACCACGATGAAGGAGTTACTTTAGATTTTGGTAGTAGATATGACTATTTAAGGACTGTTAGACAAGAATTTTCTATATGGTTCTTTGAAAAAATTAGAGATGAGGAGGAAAATAAATGAGAATATTTGGAATAATGTTGTTTATGTTTTTAGGAATAATATCTATTATAGGGCTAGGTGCATTGGATGATACTCTGTTTAGTTTTATATTGGGTATTTGTGCCTATCTTGGTGGGTTTGTGAGTGGTGTATTGTTATTTGTAGATCGAGCGTATGATGCGAATAGCTATTATAAGGCATTCTTAACTATGCAAGATCAGAAAAATGATGCAGTTGAAGAACGAGATAAATTCGAAAAAGTTATAAGACTTTTAAATGAAGAAATAATAAGATTAAAATCGGAGGTGCTAAATAAAATAAAATAAAAAAAACTTGACATTTAAAATTAGATATGCATAATAGGCATATGTTAAATTATATAGGAGAAAAAATATGAAAGGTAGAGATTTATTTGAAGACTTTGATAATATAATTTTCGAAGATGATCATATAAATTGGAAGGAGTTAGCAGAAGATGTTAGCAAAAATAATAATAATAATAATAATAAAAGTGAGGTAAAAAATAATGACTAATGTAATATCAATAAATAATACGTATGATGTTTTAAATGACTTAGGTGACTATGGTTCAGCAGGTTTTAATGTTTATACAAGACCAGTTAAATACATAGATGCTAATGATGAGATTCAAGTTGTACCAAATAAAAAGGTACTAGTCAGAGATGATAACAATGAGTCAGTCGGTATAGTTGGGCAAAATTATGAGGTTGCACAGCATCCCGATGCATTTAGAACTGTAGAGAGAATCATTGCTAATTCTGATCTAGATACAACTGGAGTCACTAGAGATATACAAGTGAGTCACGATGGTGCTAGAGCGTATGCAGTCTATACTTTACCTGCTCATTCAATCGGGCAAGGCAAGGAAGAGACAGCATTGCAAATCTCAACTAGGAATAGTTTTGATGGCTCATGGTGTTTCCATGTAGAAGTAGGTGCGGTTAGAATGATATGCCTGAATGGGCAAGTATTTCTAGATAGTTTTGCAATGTTTAAAGCGAGACATACTGCAGGACTTAACATGGATCATGCGGCTAGGAAGTTGTCAAAGGCTATTGATGTATATCAGAATGAGTCGGAAAGATGGATTAGATGGCAGAATACATCTGTTACAGATAATCAAGCGTTTAAGACTTTTGCTGATGTAGCGGGATGTAAGTTTGTTACTCCTGTTAAGGCTATGACTAGCACAGTAGATAGTTTACTGTTAGAGCCTGAAGTTTATAGGAATAGAACTCTTATGAATCTATGGACACAGTATACTAACGATGAGAGAAAAGCGTTGGGTAGCACAGCATGGGCTGTATACAATACAATGACTCATTGGGCTACTCATGCTGAGGCAACTAAATCTACAGCACAGAAAAATATTGCTGCGATACAGGTTGCTAGGCAGGATAAAGTTAGACAGGCATCTAAAAATCTGTTGACTTTAGCCGCATAGTGAGGAAGGTTTGCTAGTTCCTTATAAAAACTAGCACTTGACTTGGAGAACGAAAAATGTTATAATGATATTATATTATATAATATATAAATATATTTATTAATATAAATATTATTTATAATATATATCTATTATAAATATAACTTATAATACTAATATAAAATTAAATAGGAGGGCTATATGGAAAAAACAGCTAATGAACATGTGTTAGTTTCGGGATTACAATCTTTCATTGAAGAGGTGATTGAATATTCTGATCCTGTTTCTGATTTAAATGTCAACATACAAGACATTGACGAAAGGATTGATGGTAATCATGATGTTGCGATACAACATGCAAATGATTTAAACAGTAATCTTGAATGTGAGATTGAAGATTTAAAATCTGAGATCGAAAGTTTGAAAGATATGATTGAGTCTTTAAGAGAGGGCTAATGTATAAACCTATCTTTGAGTACGATGATAATGGTACGATGGTTGAGTGGTATTGGAGTGATCAAATAAAACAATACCACAAGACTTGGAAGCCTAAATTAAATGATGTAAAGATACAGGGCTTGACAGATAAGAACGAATCTGTTAGACTTCAAAAAGAAATATGGGAATCAGTTATGTTATCTGAACATCCTAAGAAACAAAAGTTGACAGGCATATACAAAGTGAGGAGGAATAAATGAGCAACTTAATACAACAAGAACTAGAAGAGAGATGGTACGAGGAGGGGCTAGAGATAGCACAACAAAAAGAATACTCACCTGCATCTTGGGATTTGTTTGCGATGAGTTATGTAAATAGAATGAGAGAATTTTATTCATGAGAAAAGCAACACAGAACATACAACATACCTCGAAGACAGGGGTACGTGGTAAAAAGACTTGGCAAGGTCGAAGGAATGTAGGCACTTCTACAATGCCAAAGAGAACTAAACAGACCTACAAAAAATATAGAGGGCAAGGAAAATGAAAACTAAATATAAATACTTTGTAACAGAGCAGACTGTAGATGTTAGAAACTTCACAATCGAAACTGATAAACCATTTACTGATGATGAATACATGGCTATCGTTGAAGCTATTTGTGAAGTTTGTATTACCAAAGAAGGTGATGAATCTACAGGCACAACAAATGAAGGAGTTAATTACAAAGTCACGTATGATGGTACAGATTATGGTGAGGATGGTCAAGTAGATTGGGATTTGATTGAGTTATATAATAAGGAGGAAAATTAAAATGATTGACATATCAACAGCAACACTAGATGTTATTACTGCTATCAAAGAAAAAGGTGCAGTTAAATTTACATACAAAGATAAAGACATAACAAGATACATAAAACCTGTAAGTTTTTACGGAGACTTCGATGGGTTTGAAGGTGTTGACGTAGCTCTAGATGAGTATAGAAAATTTAATTTTAAGTCTGTAACAAAATGGAATGGAGTATTCAATACACCTAATCTTATACAAAACAAAATAGATAAACTTGACGATGCTATAATAGAATCTAGAGAGATCACTAAAGAAGCTAAAGGACTAAGTTATCCTATTGGAGATATCATGTGTAAACTAAGTAGTTTAGCAGAAACATTAGGACTTGACAATGACATGGAGTATATGTTAGAATCTGTACGAGAGGCACAGCACAATTTAGAGAGTGCATTCTATGATTGTGAATCTGTATTTGAAGAACGTAGATCAACATTACAATTAGAATTAGATGAGATAGAAGACGTATGAATATATTTTACTTTTATGATTGTCCAATTAAATCAGCACAAGCACAGCCTGATAAGATGTTAGTGAAGATGCCATTGGAAACAGCACAGATGTTGTGTACTGCTCATCGAGAATTAGATGGTGATGAATATGCAGATGAGACAGGCTTATACAAAAGAGCATACTGGAATCATCCTTGTACTATATGGGCTAGAGAATCTAGTGAAAATTATAAGTGGTTGTATCAACATTTTCTTGCGTTAGGTTCTGAATATAAATTTAGATATGGTAAGGTTCATGCAAGTATATCTAAACTTGCGTTGCCTTTGTATGCTGCACCTGACAATATAAAACTAAATGATATGACACCAGTAGCACAAGCTATGCCTGATGAGTACAAGAACGATGATCCTATAAAAGCGTATAGAGATTATTGTATAAACGAAAAGCATTATGCTAAGTGGGAAAAGGGCAGAGATAAACCTGAGTGGTGGGTAAAATGACTGAGTATGATGTACATAAAATGTATGCAGATCAAGTCAATAAAGATACTATCTCATCTCTTCATGCAAACAATGGGCTGTTTGAAGTTAGATATGCAGATGGAACTATGGAGGTTTACAAAAAAAGTAAATGGAGAAAAAAATTAAAACTAATTAAAAAAAGAACTTGACTTTTATTTTAATTAGTGTATAGTGAGGATATAATGATAAAGTTAAACGATAGAGAAATAATATTAAATAAAGATCAGTACCATAAACTAGGATCAGATTACAATATACTTAGTGCATTGTATGAAATGAAACTAGGACATGAACTAAGATTAGATGGCAGTGATTATATTCTAAAATTTTTAGATGCTCAATCATTGGATTTATTTATAGGAGATATTTATAATGAGTACTTGAGGGAAGTATAAACATGAATCATACGTCAGTCGATCTAGCCCTCACTATATCACATATCACTACGTATCCGCTTTCCTATATTGGCGGTTCAGTTATGGGGTTCTGAAGATTCATAAAAACCCCTTGACTTGGAGAAAGAACTATGATATATTACACAAACAATCACAACAGGAGGAATAAAATATGAGTGATATTAATAAGGGTACGCAGTTTATGCGTGGAGAAGTTAAGTGGGCAAGTATATTGACACCTAATACTACGTTTGAACCTACTTATCAAGCATCTATCTATAATCCTATAGTAGTTAATAACTTTGGTGAGGTAATTAATTCTGATTCAGATAGTATAATTGCAAGTTTTGAAGACAGAGGATTCAAACATTCTGTAAAAACAGATAAAGAAACAAATGAAAAGTTTCTCTTCTTCAAAAGAAAAGCTAGGATTAAAAGACCTAAAAAAGATATTGAAGGTAATAACGTAACGGATGAGTCGGGTAAGTGGATCATGGAAGAAACTGATAACGATGTACCGCAACTAAAGGATAAAGAAAACAACAGCATTGACATTGCAGTTGGTAATGGTTCTGATGTTATTGTTATGTACAAGGAATGGGAGACTACTCATCCTACCTTTGGTAAGTTTAAAGGTTTGGATTTAGCAGGACTTCAAGTAGTACAACTACAGGAATATAATCCTGATGTTGGTTTTTCTGCTGTAAGCATGGCAGAAGTTGAGGAGTTTTAAATATGAATGAAGAAGTAAAACCTTTTATAACGATTGATGATGTGCAAATTAATATAGAAGACTTGCCTGAAGAAGGACAAGGAATCTTTGGTAGGTTGCAAAGACTTAATCAAAAGAAGGTAAATCTAACACTAGATATTGAAGAGGTACAAGCAGGTATTAATTTCTTTTCAAATAGAATTGTTGAGATAGTTAATAGCGAAGGACAAGACTCCGAAGAGGATGTCGAGGAACTAGTTGACTCTCCTATCGAAAACTAGTGTGCCTAAACTCTCCAGTTCCTAGCGTGTGAGTATAATCTTAAAGTAGGAGCAGGTTGATAGACCTCCACAAAAAACTATCAGTGTAGCTAGGTGGGAGCGAGTCTTTGTAAAATCCTGTACGTGGAAACATAAGAGAGGTTAAGGCTGAAAGTAAATAAGAACTAAACCGCCATGCACTACCTAGCTATACACTTTTATTAACAATGTGAGGGTAATTATATGTCAAATTTTATAAAACATAATCAGAAATGTCCTACCTGTGGTAAGAATCATTTATCAGTAAACAGGGATGGATCAAGTAAATGTTTTTATGCAACTTGTGGTACGTTTCATCCTGCCCCTAATAAGGAATCAAATGTATCTAATATTACACAGCCTACTGTAGAACGTAAGGTTAAACCAATGCAACCTGCAAACTCTGAAGGTTCTTATGCCGCATTAACAGATCGAAGGATATCTGAAGATACTGCAAAGAAGTATGGAGTTAAAGTTGTACATGGTGCTGATGGTAAACCTATCGAGCATCACTATCCATATTATAATGGACATGAGTTAGCTGCAACTAAAACTAGAAAGGTTGAGAACAAAGACTTCTATCTGAAAGGATCATTTGATGAGACTGCTTTGTTTGGTGAGCAACTATTCAATAAAGGTGGTAAGTATATTACTATAACTGAAGGTGAGTGTGATGCGATGGCGGCATATGAATTGATGGGTAGTAAATGGGCTGCAGTATCAATCAAGCGTGGTGCGGCGGGAGCAGAGCGTGACATCAAAGATAGTTTAGAGTTCTTAGAAAGTTTTGAGAATATTATCATTTGTTTTGATAAAGATAAGAGTGGGGCAGATGCAGCTAAGAAAGTTGCTAGGTTATTTCAACCTAGTAAAGCTAAGATCATGACTCTACCTAATGGCTTTAAAGATGCTAACGATATGTTAGTAGCTAACAAGCACAAGGACTTTATGGAAGCATGGTGGAGTGCTAAGACATATACACCTAGCGGTGTTATAAATGTATCGGAGGAAAAGAAAAAGTTTTTCAATAGACCTAAGAAGGAAAGTTTACCTTATCCTTGGGAGGGATTGAATAAAAAACTATATGGTTTAAGACAAGGCGAGTTGGTCACGTTGACAGGTGGTACTGGACTAGGAAAGTCTTCAGTCACTAGAGAACTTGAACATCACCTTATAAAAAACACTACAGATAATGTAGGAGTGATTGCATTGGAAGAAGACTGGAGAAGAACCATTGATGGTATTCTTTCAATAGAAGCTAATGCTAGATTGTACATAGATCAAGAACGAGAAAAGTTTTCCGAAGAAGAACTTGACAAATTCTTTGATCTACTATATGATGGCGATAATAAAAATAGAGTATGGGTTCATGCTCACTTTGGTACTAATGATATTGATGAGATATTTACTAAGCTAAGATTTATGATCATAGCATGTGGATGTAAATGGGTAGTGGTGGATCACTTACACATGTTAGTATCAGCAGTATCTGAAGGAGATGAACGTAGGGCTATTGATAATATAATGACTAGATTAAGAAGTATAGTTGAAGAGACAGGAGCAGGAGTTATCCTAGTATCTCACTTACGCAGGACTAGTGGCGATAAAGGACATGAGAATGGAATTGAAGTTAGCCTTAGTCACCTTAGAGGTAGTCAGTCAATAGCCCAACTGAGCGATTGTGTGATAGCCTTGGAAAGGAATCAACAATCAGATGATATAAATGAATCCAATACAACTAGAGTTAGAGTACTTAAATCTAGATACACTGGTGATGTAGGTATGGCAACTCATTTATTATACGATAGAGAAACAGGAAGGTTGCAGGAGTTTGAGAAAGAATCTTATGAAGAGGAGGATGCAGACTTCTCAGCCTTGGAGTTATAATATGGATTTAGTATTTGATATAGAAACAAACAGAGTAGGTGACAATGATATTGGTTTAGATACTGTTGACACCTTACACTGTATTGTTGCTCAAGATGTGGACACCGAGGAGGTATTTAGTTTCCCTCCTTGGGAACTAGATAAGGGAGTCGAACTCTTACAAAATGCAAAAACTTTAATAGGGCATAATATTATAGGGTTCGACATTCCTATGTTGGAAAAGCTAACTAGTTTTAAAAAGAAGAATGTCAAAGTAATAGATACTTTAATTACCTCTAGACTTTTCTATCCCATCCGTGAAGGTGGACATGGGCTAGAACCTTGGGGATATAAGTTAGGCTATCCTAAGATAGACTTCGAAGAGTACGATCAATACTCAGAGAAGATGTTAGAATATTGCATTCGTGATGTAAAACTAAATACGAAAGTATTCAAAGCTTTACAGATAGAAGGTAAAGGGTTTTCTAAAGATAGTGTGGAACTTGAACATCAAGTGGCGTTACCATTACGTCAACAAGAATGGAATGGTTTTAAGTTTGATATTAGAAAAGGAGAACTATTACTTGCAGAACTTCGAGAGAAAATGCAAGCGTCAGAGGATGAGGTACATAAAGTATTTAAACCTAAGATGGTTGACGACAAGCTTGTTACTCCGTATATAAAAAAGAATGGTGAACTATCTAAGCGTGGACTAACAGAGGAAGAGTACAACAAATGTATTAAGACTCAAAATGTAAATCCGTTTATGCGTAAACGTCTTCAAGAATTTAATCTTGGATCACGTAAACAAATTGGAGAATACTTACAAGAGTTTGGATGGAAACCAAAAAGGTTTACTCCTACTGGACAACCGATTGTAGATGAAAGTATATTAATTAATATAACTAATATACCTGAAGCACAACTTATCGGAGAGTATTTAACTTTACAAAAGCGTGTTGCACAAATTGATTCTTGGATTAAGGCTTTACGTTCTGATGAACGGGTACATGGTTTTGTGATACCTAATGGTACGATCACTGGTCGTATGGCTCACAATAAACCTAACCTAGCACAAGTACCTAGTTTAAAAAGTTTATATGGTAAAGAGTGCAGAGAGTGTTGGACTGTTGAAGATGGTTACAACTTAGTAGGAATAGATGCAAGTGGTTTAGAACTTAGAATGCTTGCTCATTATATGGATGATGAGGAATATACAAATGAAATCATTAACGGAGATATACACACCGCTAATCAAAAAGCTGCAGGACTTGAATCAAGAGATCAGGCAAAGACATTCATCTATGCCCTCATATACGGAGCAGGAGATGCAAAACTTGGGAGCGTGGTTAGAGGAAGTAGAGAAGATGGCAAAAGACTTAGACAACATTTCTTTGATAGTAACCCATCATTTAAGGCTCTTAGAGATAAAGTATCAAGAGCATCTAAAAAAGGTTACCTCAAAGGATTAGATGGTCGAAAGATATTTATAAGGAGCGAACATGCCGCACTGAATAGTTTACTACAAGGAGGAGGAGCAGTTATAATGAAGAAGGGATTAGCGTTGCTAGACTCTCTTATAAAACTAAATACCTTTGATGCAAAGTTTGTAGCTAACATACACGATGAATGGCAGATGGAAGTACGTGAAGATTTAGCGGATCACATTGGTACTCTAGCTATAGAGTGTATAAAAAGAGCAGGTGAATTTTATAATCTTCGTTGTCCTATGGATGGCGAATACAAAGTTGGGAGGAACTGGAGTGAGACACATTAAAACAAAAAACATAAGATATGAAGATGGTGAATGGTGGTACGTTGGACAAGCAGATGGTAGACGAAGAGTAAAGTCTCATGAAAATAAAAATAATACAAGGATGTTTGTTAATGGTAAATACATACCTAAGTCTCATCCTTTACATAAAGCAGGAAGATTTAAAACTTTTGAAGGTGCAGCCTTTTCTTCTTTAAAAGGATATGAATCTACTACCGAAGGTTATGTATATGTAATATCAAATCCATCTTTTGATGGGTGGCTTAAAGTTGGTATGGCAGTAGATGCAGAAGATAGATGTAATCAGTATCAAACAGGTAGCCCTCATAGAGATTATAGGTTATTGTATTCAAGAAGATTTAAAGATAGAAGAGAAGCAGAAACTTTAACCATGAGAAAACTTAAAAAGGTTGTGAAAGAACACAATGGAGAATGGTTTAAAACAGACAGAGATACTGTTCAAAAAATAATAGAGGACTTACCGATAACACTATGAAAAAATTAGATACATTAGTAGAAGACATATATAATACTTTATCTGTCTTAGGTGAAGGAGAGTCTCTTGATGTAAGTGAAGAGGTACTAGAAGAGTTTGGTAACTCTATGAAAGAAGCACTACGTCATTGGGCTAATCCTACACCTAGAGATAAAGAGACTCTTAGAATGTCTAACATAGGTAAACCTTTACGTCAGCTTTGGTTTGATATGAAGTCTGAGACAGAGGATACTCAAAAGATAGAGCCTCATTTGTTTATCAAGTTTTTGTATGGTCATTTACTAGAAGAACTTGTTTTGTTTTTGGTAAAACTTTCAGGACATGAAGTTTCCGATGAACAGAAACCAGTTAAGGTTAGTAATGTACATGGTCACATGGATTGTAAAATTGATGGTGAAGTTATAGATATAAAAACTGCATCTAGTTTTGCATTCCGTAAGTTTCAGAATGGTACGTTAGCAGAGGATGATCCGTTTGGTTATCTTGCTCAACTATCAGGATATGAAGAAGCAGAGAAAACAAAAGCAGGTGGCTTTCTTGTAATGAACAAGGAAAGTGGTGAACTAACTTTACATAGACCTAGTTTCTTTGATAAACCTAATGCTAAAAATAGAATAAGAGAGGTTAAAAAAGCTTTACGTCTTGACACACCTCCTGATCTGTGCTATACTACTATACCTGAAGGCAAGTCAGGAAACATGAAACTTCCTAGAGGTTGTACTTATTGTAGACATAAGAACGAATGTCACAAAGATGCAAACGATGGTCAGGGATTAAGAGTGTTTCAATATTCCAAAGGATTAATGTATTTAACTAAGGTTGTTAAAGAACCTAACGTAAAAGAGATAACTAGAAAATGAATGGTAAAAAATCTAAAGAAATAAGAAGACATGCAAAAGTAATGTTATTAGATTGGCTAAAAGATATGGTTACTCCTGAACAAGCTAAAGACATAAACGAAAAAAACTTTAAAGATTATCTTCCGAAAGAAGGACATGTATTTGCAAATAGAAAGTTTTTACTATCAGCGTATAGTTTTAAATGGTTTGTAAAGAAAATAAAACAGATAGTAAAAAAGGAGAACAAGGATGTCAGATCAATTCGATTTGAACAACTACTCAGAGATGAATGAACATGATTTAATGCAACAAGATTTAGCTACTATGATTGTAGTTTTAGGTAGTTATCTTTATGCAGGAGGTTCTATAGATGAAGTTGACTATATAGTTTTAGATAGATTAGCAGAACTTATAGATAATAAACTAACAGGAATACCTGAAAACGTGAGCATACATTAATGAGTGGTTATAGAAAACCTAGAAAACCTAGACCTGTAGAGAAAGGAGTACCCCAAGGATATGATTCTAATTGGGAATATAAATTACATACCGAACCTCTACAGGATTGGGAACATCATGGTGATAAGATAGAGTACACAGTAGAACATACTTATGAACCTGATTTTAAAAGAACAATAGATGGCACAGAATATTTACTAGAAGCAAAAGGTAGGTTTTGGGATTATGCAGAGTATAGTAAATACGTTTGGATTAGAAAGAGTTTAAAAGATAATCAAGAACTTGTCTTTATATTTTCTAAACCTGATGCTGCTATGCCGGCAGCTAAGAAAAGAAAGGATGGTACTAAACGTAGTCATGCAGAATGGGCAGAGTCTAACGGATTTAAATGGTACACAGAATATAATTTACCGAAAGAATGGATAGCAGAATATGGAATATAAATTTGATGAACATATAAATTTAAATGGTGTTAAACAATATATTGATAGTACTTATACACAGCACTACGCTCATTCAAAGTATCAAGCAACTGATATGATTATAGATGCAGGTCATGGTGAAGGTTTTTGTATAGGAAATATTATGAAGTATGCCATGAGATATGGTAAGAAGAATGGTAAATCAGATAAAGACTTACTTAAAATTATACACTATGCACTTATTGCATTACATTTAAATGACAAGGAGAAAAGTAATGGTGGAAGATAAAGTAGGTAAGAAACCTTACTTAGGTATAGTTATAGACTACGATAAGGAAAAGAAACTAGACAAGTTTAGTTTAGATACATTAAAGGATAGATATTTTTGGGAGGAAGAGACTCATGCTCAAGAAGCTTTTGCGAGGGCTAGTGTTTTTGGGGCTACTTATAAAGGTGAGACTGACTTTGATCTTGCACAGAGACTTTATGAGTACAGTTC